CATCGCTCCGCCGATATTCGGGAATGAGCCGAGGAGCGCCGCCTTGATGAGCCGGAGGTGATCGTCGCCTTGAGATTTCGGATCGGTCGCGCCGACCGGATTCGTTGACACGAGGCCCGTTATGAAACCGTTGCCCGCTTCGAGTCCCATTAGCGTCTCCGGCTCACTGAGATTTGCCCGAAATTGTAGAACGGTAGAACGGACGCGCCGCCGACACGCGAGCGCGTGAGCTTGTTAAGCTCCTCCGCCGCGCGCGTGAACACGTCGAGCGCCGCGACCGCGAGCTCGGCGTCCTGGCTGAACTGGTAGAGGTAGTACAGCGAGCCGAACGTGTATAAGTCCTCATAGTTCGTGAGGAGCTCATTGCTCGCCGTCGTGGACAGCGGCGCCGGAAAGCCGAACGTGAGGAGCTCGAGGGAGGCGCCGGTCGCGGGCACTCCGCGAAACTCGATCGTCTGGCCGCTGACCGCGTAGTGATACACGTCGGCGTCGTCGCGGAGCTGGCGGATACCGGAAACGCCGACGTTCTCGAGCGGGTAGCTCATGCCGCTGGCGTCGGTCGCGTAGGCTGCGCGCACCTCGCGCACGAGCCCGGAAAGGTTATAGCGGCCGGTCGTGCCGACGCGATCAGCATCGGTGAGCGTGGCGCGCGTCTCGAGCGCATCGACTTTCCGGCGAATCATCGACTCGCATTCCGCGATGAATCGCACTACCTCTACCGTGAGCTCCGGCCGCACGGCACGCGAGAGAATCCACGCCTGTAGGCTCGTGTAATCGAGGCTCATCGTTTCATGACCTCGCGGTGTACTTCGCCGAGCAGCGATTCGACGTGCGTCATGCGCCGCTCGTAGCGGAGCGCCTCGCCGGCGCGCCGCCGGCTGTCCGTCGCATCGTCCTCGATGTGCGAGAGAATGAGCTCCTTGAGCTCGGCGCGTGATTTCTTCGTGTCGCTCTTGAACTCGCGGAGCTCGTGGAGCGTGCTGCGAGCTCCGGCTCGAGCGCCGCCCCATGCGACGCCGGCGGAGACCAGAATCCCGCCGACCGCGACTGCGACGCTTAGATCAATCATCGGACGATGATCCCGCTATTCGGGAGCTTGCGGCCCTCGTTCGGATTCACGGTGTATTTCCGGCCGTCGTCCGAGCGGAGAAACTTCGACCACGCTTTTTTGCGGATTTCCGGATCGCCGGCGCGGAGATCGGGATTGCGCCAAATCCAATAGTAGTAGTCGAGCTCCGGCATGAAAAATTGCAGGTAGCCATCGCCGCCCGGCAATGCAAACGGCTTTTGCTCCTTGCGGAGTTGCTCGTTGAACGCGAGCAGCTTCGCGCGTTCGGCTCGGCCTTGCGTTGTAAACAGTCTCATCTATCGGCCCTCGAGGGGCGCGGCGCGCCGGACTAACCCCCGGCCCGCTCCGCCTTGCTTACGCCGTGACCGCCAACGTTGGGTCTATATCGCTGATGCTCGCGTGCGCGTCCTCACGAAACGGCTTCGTGAGCCATTGCACCGCGATGTGCCGCTCGTCGCGGAGCGCCGATTTCTTGCCGAGGTCCACGATCAAATAGCCCTGCAAGTAGCACATGGCGAACCGATCCGGATCGAACAAGAAGAACTCCGCGCACGTCACGCCGCTCGTGTAGGTCGGCTGCACGCGATTCGGTACGAAGGTGATTTGGAAACCGAAGTCCGAAATGATCCCGGAAAACCAGCCTTGCGCCGTCTGCGCCGCCGGCGGGTTGTTCGCGCTCATGGTCGCTTGCGGCGTCGCGACCTTGATCGTACCGGCGACGATGCTCTGGTTAATTTTCTGGATGAGCTGCCCGGTTGACATTCCGTACTGCACGTTGCCGCGCTTGTTGAACACGTTCAGGAGCTGCGGGAGCACCATCGTTGACCACGCGAGCGCCCGCGCCGTGCCGTTCGTCGGCGCGTCCACGACGTGCGTCGCGTTGTTGTAACCGCCATTCGCGCCCGTCGCGCCTCGGCTCGTGTTCGTCTTGAGCCACGCGCCAAAGCCGGCCGTTTTCTGCGCCGTCGCGTTGTTGTCGCCGATCAGCGAGGCTTGACGCGAGAGCGCGATTGCCTCCACGTCCTGCCGGATCGCCATGAGCTCCTTATGCGTCTCGTAGGCGAGCTGATCGCCGTTGCCTTGCGTGGCCGAGACTCGAGCCGTGGAGCTCACCGCGATATAGCCGTCCGAAATCTGCGCGCGGTTGATAACCCGCGAGCCGGTCGGCGTTTTCGGCGTGGCCGGATCGGCGCCGGCAATGCGCGCGTTGGTCGTGCTCGGGACGCGTACATCGTCAAACGTCCACTCGTGCTTGTCCGAGTTGGAGAAATCCGTCCCGACCAGATTCGTAAACGGGGTGTCTGCAACGGTTTGCAGAAAGAACACTTGCCGATACAGATCCTCGCGGACGAAGCCGCCATCGGTGAGCGCCCGCAGATCGACCACGTCGATCGCGTCGGACGGGAACGCCATGCCGATAAACGGAAACAGCGGAACCGTCGAGACCGGAATGACGCCGAAGTGAACGCCGAGCGCGGCGACGAGCAAGAGACCGAGCACGCTGATGAGCCGGCCCGAGAGCCGCAAGCGGCCGCCTTGGACGGTGCCGCCAGCGATTGCGAGAGTGCGAGTGCGATTCGAGAGTTTCATGTGTGCCTCGTAGTGTGTGGGCTAGTGGGCGCCTTTTTTGCGCCCGGCTGCCGCGTTGAGTGTTTCCCGGAAGCCCGCGACCTCTCCCTCGAGGCGACCAGTCGGCGCACGTCTCGATTCCTCGCCCTTACGTGGCTCGCCACCCTTGCGGGAGCGGCCGGGCGTCTTGCCGCGTCTCACCTCGACGGCCTCGAGCGCCTTGCGGACCATCTCGGCCCGGCGCCACGAGTCACGAATGAAACGCATCACTTTCGGATCGAGATTAGCGAGAACGAAAGTGTGCGGAATGCCGTAGCCTTTGAGGTGCTCGGTGATCGCCTTGAGCTCGCTCTCGCGCGCTATCGGCTCCTGCCATTCCGGGATTGCCTCGAGGATTTCGGCGCGAGCTTTCGCGCGTTTCGCCTCGAGCTTGTCCCGGATTTTCTTGACGGATTCCGGCTTGAGTTGATCGGCCGGAACCGCCTCGAGCATCTCGTTGAGCTCCTGCTCCGCGTTCACTTTGTCTCGGTCGTGCGCTCGGCGGTCCTCCTCGAGTTTGAGGCTTGCCAGAGCGAAATCGTCGCGTTCTTTCATGAGGTCTTTGAGCTGGCCGAGCGTGTAAGGCTTCTCGCCCGCTCGTGAGCTCGGAACCTCGATCGAATACAACGAATCAACGTCCACGCTCGCCGCTGCGGCGAGATCCGCGAACGTTTTCGGCTTCTTGGGCTTGCGGGCCGGCGGCTGTTCGCCGTCCACGTCCGCGTGACTCTCGTCGCCTTGTGCCGCGTCATCATCCCCGCCACCGCTGAAGCCTTTGAGTAGCTCGGTGAACTCCTCGAGGCTCGTGCGCGCCGGCGCCATTGCTGGCGGTTTGCGTGGTGCCGGCTTGCGACCCGCGCCGCTCTCCGGCGCGCCGTCGTTGTTCGTGTTCGTGTCGTCGGTGTTGTCGTCGGTTTTCATCGCTCTGCCTTTGGCCGTTCTCCGGCCGTTAGTTTCGGCACGCTCTCGCGTGCCAGTAGGAGATCAGTAGTAGCCTTGCCGACGATCTTCGCCTCCTCCACATCGGAATCGAGCACGTCGCTCCAATAGCTGTGTTGGAGCGAGGAATCGTGCTTGTACTTGTCGAGCGCAATCTCCGTCTCGCGCGTGCCGATCGCGCGATCCATGAGCGACTTGCGCTGTTGCGATTCTTGCTGCGCGGCTTGCTGTTTCTGTTGCATGGCGCGCTGTGCATCCGGCGAGCTCGGATCGACCATGTACGCCTCCGGATTGCGCACATCGGAGACGCGGAGCCACGTCATCATGGTCCGATAGAATTTCGGCGCCGAAACTAGAACATCCTCCATGCCCAAGTCACGCGCGAGCGTTATTTGCTTGTTCAAGAGATTCTCGAGCGTCGCGGCTTGGCGCGCGCGCTCGCCCGGGCTCATGCCGACGCGCACCGTGACGGAACGTCGCGCCTGCCACTGCGCCGGCGTCGTCGTCTGCCAGCCGTTTGAGCGGCGCACCGATACCGGTTGCGTGAACTCGCGACGAATTACCGCGTGCGCGAGCAGCCACACGGAGCGAATCAGCGTCTCTGCGATCGTTTTCGTCATGAGCGCCGCGAGCTGCTCCATTGCGGAATACGCGCGGTCGAGACCTTGCGAGCCGAGCCGCGCGTTCGGGCCGCCGACTTGCGCCTGAGCACTCGCAAGATCGAGCGCGGCGCCGCCGAGCTCGGCGCGCTCGCGCTTGAGCGCGTCGATGTTCTGCAAGATGCTCCCGGAGTTATCCGGAATCTGTAGCGCCATGACGGCGGAGCGCACGTCCTCGACGCCGTCGCTGCCGCCCTTGCGCACGCGAATGTTTCCGTTCGAGCGGCCGTCCGCTAGATCGTCACCGTTGACCGCGCCATCGAGTGAGACCGTCCGATTTTTCGTGACGGTGTTTACGTTGTCGTACAGCGCGCGTTTAAGACCTGTGTGCTCGTCTTGCGTCTGGCGGAGCTTGTCAAACTGGCTGATTCCGACCGCGCGATTCGGTGTGAGCAGCACGGAGCCGATCCCGTAGAGGACGAGCTCCTCCGGCTCATCGAGCAACACGACGCCGTCATCGTAGTGGAAGCACACGCGCCGGCGTTCCGCGATGCCGTCGCCGTCCACGTCTACGAGCATGTAGCCCTCAAACCATTCGATCGTTTCGAGCGACGGATCGTTAAGGCGCGCATTGGTGCGCGGCGCGACTTGGCGAACGTTGAGCGTAGTCGCGGCCGGCGAATGCCCATACGTCGCGACCGGCGTTAGGCGCGCCACCTCGGATTTCTTGAATCCGAGCCGGATCATTTCCGAGCGCGTCGATTCGTGGCGCTCGAACACGGCCGGGCATTCCTGAAAGTCCGGCCGGTCCCACGTTTTCGGAAAGTGAAAATTCTCGTTCGCGACGCAACGCGCGCAAAATCGCTTGTGCGTGACCTTGCCGCGCACTGTGAGCTGGCTTTGATCCTCGTCGTAGTCCACGAGCTCCGCGTCGGGCGCGACCAGCATGTGAACCTCTGGCGCGACGTTGTCATACGTGCGCGTCGCGGTTTCCTCGAACGTCTCGACCCAGACCTTGACGATTCCATTGCGCACCGCGAGCGCGTTTTTGATCGCGGTCGCGAGCTCGATAAACCCGTTTTGCTGTTTCATGATGTAGTACGCGACTACATCGGACTCGAGCCCGGCTTGATCCTCGTCGTCTTCGCCGTTCGGATCGAACTCGGCGAGATTCTCCGTCGAGAGCGCGTCCACCATTTGCGCGAGGTTCGCCTCGACGCTCGCCGACATGTCGCCGGCGACGGCGGTCGAGCGGCCGGGAATTTCGTCACCGCGCAGCCGTTGGAAGTAGTAATCCCATGCGGCTTTGAAATCCTGCGCGTGTTCGTCGCTCTCCCACATGACGCACTCGCGAAGCTGCGCGCGGCAAAGCTCGAGGAGCTCGTTATCCGTCATGCCTTGCGAGCTCCTCCGGCAATCACCGCGCGGTCGTGCATCGTGTAGTCAAGCGGCGGCCCCCATGCTCGAGCGCCGCGCGCCGGATTTTTCCACTCGTAGGCCGCGAAATTCTCGACGGCTCGAGCGAGATATTGCTCATGCGATGCGGCGACGTTCGTCGTGAACTGATCCGGCTGGCCGGTCACTTCGCGCATTCGATAGCCGTTCAACGAATCCACGAGGAGTTGATTGTTTTCGCGATCCCACTCGCGCGGCGTCGTGTCGATCGACAATCGCGACAAGAACGCTTGCGCGAGCATCATCCGGCGGCCGTCGGCGAGCTCCGGCGCGTGGTCTACGTTGTAGACGCACAGATCCGCGAACAGCGCCGCCCAGATTTGCGGCGCGGGCTCCGGCGGCAGAATGTGCTTTTGCACGCGCCACGGATAACCCGAGCTCACGGCCGCCACGCACTCCGGGAGCGAATCGAAAAACCACGAGTGCGAGCCGACGCAAACGAAATCGTCGCGGCGTGGCTGTATCAGCACGACGGACACATTGACCGGCGAGAACTCGAGCGCCCATGCGGCGAACACTGCATAGCGGCCGTCGTGGTTCACGCGCGGCCCTCGCTTTGCATCGCGGCGACTTGCTTCCCGTATATCGCGCCGGCGGAGCTCGTGGTCGGCTCGCAGTAGAACTCTTCGCGAATGAGCGCGTTCACGCGCGTTTCGTTGTTGTGATAGATCGGCAAGAGCGACTGTCGCTCCTCCTCCACATCGGCGGCCGAGACCACGGGGCTTCCGTCCTCGCGCCGCGTCGTCTCGATCGTTCGCACGTCAACGTACCAGTTGCGCGCGCCCATGAGCTGACGAAGCATTCCGTAGGCGTGATTTTTGCCGCGTAGCGTCGTGATGAATGCGGCCCAGCCGCCGTTTTCCACGAGGATCGGCATGATGTAGGGCCACGCGCGCGGATCGTTGAGCGCCCACTCGGAGAACAACGCGCCGCCGACATTCGAGCCGACCAGCGAATCGTATCGGTCGGAGCCCGCGAGCTGATACGTGGCGCCGTTCACGAAACGGAGAAACATGTCCGTCTCGTTGCGGTAATCGACCATCGCCGGCGGGAAAATCAGATCGAGCAATCGGACGCCGCTCTCAGGGTCCACGCCGTTCCAAATCGCCTTTCGCGCTTGCGTCGCGAGCGGGTAGAGGTGCCAGTAGGAACGGACGTTCGCATCGACCTCGGCCCGGATGAGCTCGAGGCCCGTGCGATCTTTGCCGGCGCGTCGGTGCCACGGGAGGAGGAACCTCGAGCACGGCCCGCGATCGGCCGACCATCCGGAACACGTCGGCGAGCTCGGCACGTCGAGGCCCGCGCGCGCGGCGAAAACGTCGGCTTGATAGTGGCGCGGCCGCCAGACTCGCGGCGGTATCGGCGCCGGCGTCTCGTCTGGCTTTCGTCGCGTCGCTTTCCGTGCCAAATAGGACTCCCACAAAACACGCGCGGCGGCCGGTCTATCACGTTTGGGGGGAGATCTACGCCGAGCAGCCGCCGCGCGCGTTGCGGGCCGATATTGCTCCGGTTTAACAAAACCTGCAAGATCGCCGACCACAAGCCCTAGTGTGTAGGGGGGGTATGTCAATACAACATGTAGGCGCGGTCCTCCACGAGATGCCGGAGCTCCGCGAGCTCTCGGCCGCTTTCGTACTGGCCGCGATAGCCGACTCCGCCGACCGGCGCACCGGCTGGACGTTCGATCTTTTCATGAGCGATATCGCGAAAGCCGCGCGGCTCACGCCTCGACGCACACGCGATCGCCTCCGCTTCCTCGAGCGCGGCGGCTACATCAAAACCAAGCTCAAAGGCCGCGCCGGCCGCGAGCGTCTACAGTTTCGCGTGTTGTTCACCATCACCGGGGAAAGGCGTTCGGAGGCCGAGCTCTATACCCCGGCTTTAAAATCCGGGGTAGCCCGCCCCCCCCCTGCTCCACGATC